AGGTATCAAAGTAAAAGATAACGTAGGCACATCAGTATCAGTAGAGTGGACTGCCATATACTGGCGTAAAGCTAATCAAATTCACAACTGGTTTGTAACTTATTTAGCTGATGGAGTTGATGAATGTCCATGCATATCAGTAAGTAGAGGTGATCTAGTTATACTACATGACAGATGTAGTACATTACTTGACACAAGATCAAATGAATTGGCTATGGAATTACTACCACCAGCATCAGGATTTTTCTTTGGATCTATTGATATTGATGAATGGTATTGGTCTGACATTGAAGAAACACACAAGCAACTGACTGAGTTACTTGATGAGATCACTGAAGAAAACAAATGGAACTATGATATTGAGTATCAAGCATCATGGTAGAGCTAACAGAAGATCACTTTGCTATTGATGGATACAAAGCTGAGGTATTACTAAGTGAGGATACATTAGTTTATTTACAAAAGATTAATGAAGTAGTAATGGAAGGGGAAGCTATGTGGTTTAAGAGTTTAGTTACATGTAGGTATGACCCATATACAGGAGATGAATTCTAATGGAATGTTGCACACTAGACATAGAAGAACTGTACAAGCAAGAAGACGAAGATGTCTGCGAGTCATGCTATGATCGTATCGAAGCACACATAGAAGACATGATGCTTAGTAGAGCCAAAGAAGATTTCTATGATAGGAACAGACACTATGATTAAAATAAACGGATACGAACTACCAGCACATGTATCTTATTCAGCACTGACAACCTACCTTGATTGCGGTTGGAAGTATTATCTTACACGAGTGGAAAAGTTAATTGAACAACCAACCTGGTATCTAGCAGGTGGTAGTGCAGTACACACAGCTACCGAGATGTATGATAAAGAACTATTTGAAACAGAAGGTAAGTAATGAACAAGTATTGGGAAGCAGCATGGGCTGCACAACAAGCAGAACAACTGACAAAAACAGGTGTTGATCAGGCACAATGGAAAGCATCTGGTCGTGCAACCAAAGCTAATCCCAACAAGGAAGATGGAACTTGGTGGAATACAAATGGTTCAGAAATGGTTGACTCATGGATTACATGGCGTAATGGTACGCACCCACTAACTATGTGGGAAGCACAGCCAGGTCAGCCAGCTATTGAGCTATCACTTACACCTATCTGGAATGACATACCAGTACAGATGCACATTGACAGAGTTATGATTAACCCTGATGGTGAACTAATTGTATTAGATATTAAGACAGGTGTACGTACCCCATCGTCAGACTTACAGTTAGCATTCTATGCTGCAGGTATGGAAGAAATGTTAGGCATCCGTCCGCGCTATGGTGCGTACTGGATGGCTAGGTCTGGTCAGACTAGTGAACTAATTGACCTAGACTATTTTAGTAAGGATGATATCATTGAGATTGTTACTAAGTTTGATCAAGCTCGTAAGGCAGAGCTGTTCATACCTAACCTTAATCACTGTATAATGTGTAACGTAAAAGATCAATGCAAATACAAAAGAAAAGGATAACAAGTGTTCGTATCTAAAAAAGAATGGAACTTAATCAACGAAGACATTCGTGAACTTCAAGACGAATTGTTTACTGTACAATATAATCTTAAAAAATTAGTTGATGCAGATAATAAAGCAAAAGCAATGGAAAGACACCCATCTTCACCAAAGAAAAAAACAACAAAGAAAGTAGAAAAGAATGGAAAGTAGTTACGTAGTAAATGTAAAGACCAAAGTAGGTACTATCATTACCGTACGTGGTGCTGATGCTACTGAGTTTGAAAATAATATCAATGCTCTTATTGGTAACGGAGTTAATAACAGCATCGCTGCAATGGAAGAGTTGTTTCTTAACGTGCAACCCAGTCAACCCAGTAGATCAGGAATTGATACAGTGGTTGATGCGCTAGGCGGTACGGTAATTAGTGAGACACCAATCCCAGTAGCAGCACCAACAGCAACCTTCGCACCAGTCGCACCACCAGTAAGCAATACAAGTAATACAGTAGGCACAGCCAGCAGGTCTTGTATTCATGGAGTTATGACTAAGCGTGAAGGCGTAGGACCATACGGACCTTACAAGGCTTACATGTGTCCAACAGCCAAAGGTACACCAGATCAATGTAAAGCTATCTACCTAAAAGCCAACGACCCAGACTACGCTACGTTCTAGTCGCATAGGTTTGACTGGGTAGTGTAGTGGGGAAGGCTACCTACCCAGTCAATTATTTATTGGGAGATAAATGAAAACATTAAGCAGAGCAGTAGGTCGTCCTGACATTGGTGGTGAGCCAATGCCTACAGTATTCAGGACATTCGACACTAACCAAATCGTATTGCGTAGAGCAGAAGTAAGTATGATTGCAGGCACACCAGGTGCAGGTAAGTCAACGCTTGCATTAGCCCTAGCCTTACGTATGCAAGCACCAACGCTATACCTATCAGCAGATACCAATGCTCACACTATGGCTATGCGTTTGTATTCAATGATCACAGGAGTAAGTCAGAGTGAAGCAGAAAAAATCATATCGGAAGACCCAATCAATTCTAGGAATAATCTTGCTCTTGCCAGCCATATTTATTGGAGCTTTGATAGTGCCCCTAATCTTAGTGATATCGACGATGAGGTTACCGCAATTGAAGAGTTACTTGGAGAAGCACCTGCCTTAATTGTTATTGATAACCTTATGGATATTAGTATGGACGGCGGAGAAGAATTCAGTAACATGCGTAGTGCACTTAAAGAACTTAAGTACTTAGCAAGAGATACCAACGCCGCTATTCTAGTGTTACATCACACACAAGAAGGTTATGTCGGAGACCCATGCCAACCAAGATCATCCTTGCAAGGCAAAGTAGCACAGTTACCTGCACTAATCCTTACCGTTGGACAAAGTGGCAATGGACTACTAGGTGTAGCTGCAGTAAAAAATAGATACGGTAGAGCAGACCAATCTGGTAAGACACCAGTATGGTTACAATTTAATCCAGAGTATATGTTCATAGCAGATCTAGAGGAGGCGAGATAATGGAACGCATCAATTGGGATACCAATAATCCAGTAGAGTACGACGATGATGATGAGTAAATTTGGATGGTGTACTGGACATGAAATAGAACAGCAGCACAGCAAATGCCCAAAAGAATTTACTAACAACATAAGTAACTATACATTGAAATGTGATTGTGAATGCCATGAGTAAATCAAAACAAAAAGGTACGTCTGCTGAAACAGCAGTAGTTAATTGGTTACTAAGTAAAGGACGTAAGCACGTTGAACGAAGATCTCTTAATGGTGCCAATGACAGAGGTGACATAGCAGGTGTACCTGGAGTTGTACTTGAGGTAAAGAACTGTGTCAAGATAGAACTATCAGCATGGTTAAAAGAATTAGAAGCTGAAATGATTAATGACAAAGCTGACACAGGTGTAGTGATTCATAAGAAAAAAGGTACTACAGATGTAGGTCTGTGGTACGCAACTATGCCAGTAGGGGTATGGTTTAAACTAATAGAAGAAGCAGGATACTAATGGATGTACCACCAATTGCTGCAATCATAGAGCACTACGGTGGTAGATTACGTAGAGACTATGGAAGTTGGCAAAAAATTAAGTGTCCATTCCATGACGATAGCCACGCATCAGCAGGGGTATCAGTTACAGATAACATCTTTGTATGTCATGGCTGTGGAGTAAAAGGAAATGCATTTAACGTAATCAAAATACACGAAGGAGTTAAGTACGGTGAAGCTATCAAGATCGCAGAAGGTATTACTGGAGAAAGCTACAAGTCATTACGAGGAGTACCTTCCATTGGCAGAAGAGTATCTAGCCAAGCGAGGAATAAGTCTAAAGACGGCTCAAGAGATTCGATTAGGAGTCGTCGTTGATCCACTAGCAGGACAAGAAGCATTTGTAAATAGACTTGCTATCCCATACCTAACACCAACAGGTCCAGTAGATGTAAGATTTAGATCAATGGGATTAGAAGAACCTAAGTACATGGGTATGCCAGGAACTTCTACTAGACTATACAATGTAAATGCCCTGCATACAGCAGGTAATTTTATAGCAGTATGTGAAGGAGAAATAGATGCTATCACTCTTAGTTATTCTTGCGGTATTCCTGCTGTGGGTGTGCCTGGAGCTAATGCTTGGAAGAGGCACTACGGAAGATTACTGGCGGACTTTGAAACTATCTATGTGTTTGCTGACGGTGATCAGCCTGGCTCTGATTTTGCAAAAAGTCTAAGTAAAGAGTTTAATAGTGTTATCATTATGCAGATGCCTGAAGGTGAGGATGTTAACTCAATGTACTTACGTAATGGATCTGGTTACTTTACAGAAAAGATTGCAGCATGACAACTAAAGAAGACTTAAAAGAACTAGAAGAACACGAAGCTAAACTAAAGGATTACAATGCAGGACTTCAGCGAACAAGAAATCAACCACATCTTCCAAGCCCTGATCAATATGGGACTTCAAGTTGTGGATGTCAAATATGCGAACGGACTTACACTAACACTAAAGAG